ATCCTCATCCTCGACGAGTCGCTGACCACGTTCAGCGAGTACCCGCAGGCCCGGGCGATCGCGCACCGGATCGTCATGACTTGCTCGGACTTCGAGGATCGCTTCGGCAAGAAGCCGGTGGGCGCGAAGTACGCGGACAAGCGCGACGCGCTGGCCGGCAAGCAGGGCCAGTCCAAGCGCGACCGGCAGCAGTTCGTGATGGTCTTCGAGATCTGGGACCGGCGCGCGCAGACGATCTACACGGTCGAGTTCGGCGCGAAGGAGTGGGCGCGCGAGCCGTACCGGCTGGAGCGCAACGGCCGCCGCTTCTACCCGTTCTTCGCCATCTTCTGGAACGAGGTCGACGGGCAGTTCTACCCGGTGGCGGACGTCGAGCAGTGGGCGGGGTTGCAGGACGAGTACAACAGCATGCGCACGCAGCTCGCGCAGGCGCGCAAGGAAAACCGACCGGTGACCGTGTACCGAAAGGGCGGTTCGCTCACCGACGAGGACGTGGGCAACCTCGCCAATCGCGAGGGCCGGCAGATGATCGGCGTTACCACCAACGGCGCCGAGGCCCCGCTGGCCGGCGAAGTGGTGAGGTTCCCGCCGGCGCCGATCGACCCGGTGAGCTACGACACGACGCCGATCCTGCGCGACCTCGAGCAGACATCGGGTGCGTCCGATGCGAGTCGCGCCAGCATCCAGAAGGCCAAGACCGCCACCGAAGCCGAGATCCAGGCGCAGGGCATGCAGTCCCGCACCAGCTACCGGCAGGACACGCTGGAGGGGTATCTCACCGAGATGGCCGAGTACGCGGCGCAGATTCTGCTGCAGGAACTCGCGGAGCCGATGGTCGAGCGCATCGCCGGCCCGGGCTACGTGTGGCCGACGCTGCCGCGCGACGACATCTTCGATCTGGTCAAGGTCGAGATTCGCGCCGGCTCGACCGGCAAGCCGAACCGGATGCAGGAGCGCGAGCAGTGGGTGCAGCTCGCGCCGCAGTTGATGAGCTTCATGCAGCAGGTGATCCAGTTCCGGCAGGCCGGGCTGAACGACCAGGCGGAGGGCGTGATCGAGCTGCTGCGCGAGACGCTCAAGCGCTTCGACGAGCGCATCGACATCGGCAAGTTCTTCCCGCCGCTGCCACCGCTTCATCCGCAGATGCCACAGATTCCGGGCGCCATGCCCGACCAGATGCCGCCCGAGATGGCGGTTCAACCCCCTGCGGGCTTGCCCGCTGAACTTCCCGTAGGAGCCTAGTCATGTCCGGTACCAAGTACACCATTGCCCTCGATGCCACGGTTCGCTCGCCCGAGACGTACCCGATCGAGGCCGGCGAGACCATTCGCGTCATCACGCCCGCGTCGTCCACCGCGAAGCTGGAGATCAGCTACGACGGGGGCGCGACGTGGAAGAACTGGGCGTTCGGCACGCAAGCGCAGTCGCTCACGAAGAACGAAGTGCTGCTCAAGCGCTGCCTCGTGCGGGCGACCTGCGTGACCGGGACCGCGACGTTCGAGGCCGATCTGGCGGCGTCCACCGAGGCGCACGCGCGGGTGATGATCGGCACGGGCACGCCGGCATCGCTGGTCGCGGCTGCCCCGGGCACGATGTTCCTCGCCATCGGCGGCGGCGCGGCGACGACGCTCTACATCAAGGGCTCGGGCACCGACGCGAGCGGCTGGCTGGCCGTCACCGGCGCCTGATGAGCGCGGCGCGGGGCGCGTGCTCCGCGCCAGTCCTGCAACCCACCGAGGTAGCCAATGGCCGATGAAGTCGATCCGCAAGCCGCCCCCGACGCAGCCGCGCCGGTCGAGCAGCCTATCGCCGAAGGAAGCGCCCCCGAAGCCGCCGCGCCCGAGCAATCCATGCTCGACGCGATCGGCGCGGCGCTGAAACCGGACGAACCGTCTGCGCCGGCCGAGCCCGGCGACGAGCGCCCGCGCGGGCCGGATGGCCGGTTCCTGCCGAAAGACGGCGCGGACCCCACAAAGCCCGCCGATTCGGCGAAACCCGCCGAGGTCAAGCCCACCGAGCCCGCCAAGCCGACCGAGGACGCCTTCAAGGAGCCCGAGGGGCTGTCCGAAGGCGCGCAGGAGCGATTCCGCTCGCTCGTGAGCATGGTGCGCGAGCGCGACGCGCAACTCGAGCAGGTGCAGGCGCAGGCGACCGAGATGCGGCAGGCCGTCGAGGGCTTCCAGCGCATGATCGTCGACAGCGGCGCGAACGACCAGGAGCTGGTCGCGCTGTTCGATTTCGCGCGCGCGATCAAGTCCGGCAACTGGACGGCCGCAGAGCCCATGCTGGCGCACCTGACCCAGCAGTACCGCGTGGCGATGGGCCGCGACCCGAATGGGGCCGACCCGTTCAGCGTGCATCCCGATCTGGCGCAGGCCGTGCAGGAGGGCAAGATCACCGCGGAGGCGGCGCGCGAGGTATTGCGGGCCCGCCGGGTGCTCGCCGACGAGCAGCGCCGCACGCAAGCCGCGCAGGCTGAGCAGCAGACGCAGCAGCAGTACATCGCGGGCGTGCAGCGCGCCACCGCCGAGGTCGGCCAGATGGTCCGCCAGTGGTCGGCGACCGATCTGGACTGGCCGAAGAAGCAGGCGATGTTGCAGGCGCAGGCGGTGGAGATTGCCAAGGCGCTGCCGCCCGAGCAGTGGGGGTTCGCGCTGCAGTCCGCGTACAAGCTCATCGGTGAGACGCTCAAGGCGAACGCGCCGGCCCGGGCGACGCCGACCGCTGGTGCGCAACCGCTGCGGCCTTCGGCGGCCAGTGTCGGGCGGCGCGAGCCGTCGAACATGGCCGAGGCGATCAGCGCGGCGCTCGGCAACGGCTGAAACGAGTTCTCCTCCTGGCGCGGTCCCGTCTTCGCTGCGCCCTTCGCCCGCCCTCGTCGGCGGGCGTTTTCTTTGTGGATTAAGCCAATCGGCCTTTGGCAGCGTGGCGTCTGACTGTATCCGGGGCTCGTCGCCCGGGCACCGCCCGACGTGATCGGCTGTTTTGCGGCTCGCCACCGCGAATCGGAGCGGCAACACCGCACTCGTTCGCATCCACAGGAGCCCATCATGCCGTTCACCGTGAACCAACTGGCCGAAGCCGCGAAGGTCGGCCTCGACTTCTACATGAAGAACAACCCGGTCGACCAGGTGTCGGTCGATCGCCCGCTGCTCAAGGCGCTTCAGTCGCGCAAGTCGGAGTTCCCCGGCGCCAAGGAGTACATCGTCGAGCAGCTGCGCGCGCGCTACGACTCGAACTTCCAGTGGTACCGCGGTGCCGGCGCCGTCACCTACAACGAGCGCAACACGATCGAGCAGGTCAAGTACCCGTGGCGCAGCGCGCACGACGGCGTGATGATCGACGAGGATCGCCTGAGCCAGAACGGCATCATCGTGACCGACGATCGGCAGGCCAAGGCGTCGGACGCCGAGATGGTCCAGCTCACCAACCTGCTCACCGAGCAGTCCGAAGTGCTGCGGCTGGGCTTCGAGGAGAAGTTCTCGGCGGCGCTGCACTTCGACGGGTCGAGCTCGGCCGACGCGATCGCGGGGCTGGATCACCTGGTGCCGATCACCGCGGCTCCGGTCGGGGCGGGCACCGAGGTGGTGGGCGGGCTGGACGCGTACACGTACCCGTGGTGGCTGGCGAACCGCGAGACCGGCCTGTCGTCGTCGGACATCCTGACGAAGATGGAGACCGAGTGGCGCAACTGCGTGCGTCACGGCGGGCGGCCCACGCACATCTTCGTCGGCGGCGCGTTCTACGACGCGTTCGAGGCGGCCACCGTCGCCGCGTCGGGCGGCATCCAGCGGTTCATCCAGACGCCGGCCAAGGGTGGCACGCAGATGGACCCGGGCCTCACCGGCATGGCGTTCAAGGGCGTGGATTTGACCTGGTGCCCGGAGTTCGACGACGACTTCGGCGGCATCGTGAGCCCGGCCACGAGCTGGAACAAGCGCGGGTACATCCTGAACTTGCGCCACCTGAAGCTGCGCCCGCTCGCCGGCCAGGACATGGTGAGCCGCAAGCCCCCGCGCCCGCACGACCGCTACGTGGTGTACATGGCGCTCACCTGGAAGGGTGCGATGACCTGCAACATGCGCAGCGCGCACGCGGCGCTCGCGCTCACCTGATCGTCAACCGCGGGGCTTCGGCCCCGCACCTTCGATGGAGAGAGCCCGATGCTGCAAGTACCCCTGAAGCGAGTCCCGATCCGGCGCGACATGGCCGAGACCCTGCTGGTGGACGTCGGCGAGCACGAGATTCCCGTGCTCATCGCGGTTCACGGCGAGGGCAAGGTGCAGACGGAGCTGATCTGCGCCACCGACGACGTGGCGACGATCGACGACCCGAAGATCGAGTACGAGCGGCTCGGGCGGCTCTACGGCGTGGACGCGCAAACCGGCCGCCGGTTCGTGGACATCGCGTATTCGGACTTCAGGCGATTCCTCGAGGACTTGCAGGCGTTCGCCGGGGTGCCGAAGCGCCGCAAGGTCGCGGCTGACGCATGACCCGCTCGGCGAACCCGTTCCGAACGCTGGAGAGCCTGCGCACCGAATTGCAGGCCCGCATCGGCGCTGCCGCCGGGATCGCGTTCGCCAAGCCGCTGCTCGACTCGTTCCTGCAAGGCGCGCAGGAAGCCCTGTACGAACTCGTGCCGTGGAAGCACCTGCGAGCGTCGGCCACGATCACGGTGGCGAATGGCTCGATCTGGTACGACCTTCCTGCGGACTGCGACCTGGAGCGCATCGAGTCGGTGTCGATCCTCTACGGCGGGTCGTGGCTGCCGCTGGTGCAGGGGATCGAGCTTCGGCATCGGAATTTTTCGACGCCGGGCACGCCCAGCCGCTACGACGTGCGCTGGAACGCGTCGGCGGCGAGCGGCTGGAAAGTCCAGCTGGAGATCCACCCGGAGCCGTCGCAGGACGGGACGCTGCGCGTCGAGTATCAGCGGACGTGCCTGCCGTTCGTCGCCGACAACGACGTGGCGTCGATCCCGACGGGGCCGCTGTTCCTGCACGCGCTCACGAACGCCAAGCTGCACTACCGGCAGCCGGACGGCCCGGCGTATGCGAAGCAGCTGGAAGCCATGCTGACGGAGCTCAAGGGCCGGCATCGTCGCGCCACCGTCGTGTCGCCGCGGCGCGTGCGACCGATGCTCGACGAGGATGCGGTCTACAACTTCCCGCCGACCGACTATCCGGCGGGGTAGTCATGAGCTCCATCATCTATTCGGCGTTCGACGGTGGAATCGACTTGTCTCGGCCGTCGAACATCCAGGACGCGAACCGCTTCCGCCGGCTCAAGAACGCCTACGTGACGCCGGGCAAGGCGGTCAGGAAGCGCCCCGGTGCTCGGTACCGCTGGTCGTGGGGGCCGGGCGTCAAGGGCCTGTATCCGGGGCCTGGCTACCTCACGGGCTTCTGGGGCGACGGCAACGCGGACGTGCAGCATCCGACGGCGGTGCCCTTCGTGCAGGATGCCGGCCAGTACCGCACGACCCGGCTGCGCGCGGCAGGCGGCGGCGCGGCGCCCGGCAACACGATCGCTTCGATCGAGACGGCGTTTCTGGTGGCTGGCGCCATGTACGCGGTGGCGACGACCGACCTCGGCGTGCGGCACCACTACGTCCGGGCCGGTGACACGCAGATCATCGACGACAACTGCCCGCACGGGGCGACGGCGATCCCGATCGCGTCGAAGGTGTTCGGGGGCGATGCCGAGGGCGTCGTGCGCTTCAGCAAGACCGACGACCCGACCAACTGGACGGAGACGAGCGACGCGGGCTTCCTGCCGACGAACCGCAAGACGCGCAGCTTGTCGGCGGTGGCCGCCCTGGGCGAGTTCAATGGGCTGCTGGTCGTCTCCACGGGCGACGCCGCGCAACTGTGGGAGGTGGACCCGGACCCGTCGGCGATGCGCTTCTCCAAGACGCTCGCGGTCGGTCAGGTCGCTGGCGACACGGGCGCGAACGTCGGCGCGGACTTCTTCTTCCTGTCGCAGCCGGGCGTGCGGAGCATCGTGCTCAATTCGCAGTCCGGCAACGCGATGGACCTGGACGTGGGCGTGCCGATCGACCGGCTCGTGCTGGAGATGACGGCGAGCGGCTCCGGCCAACTGTTCGCCCGCTACCTGCCGTCGCTCGGGCAATTCTGGCTCGTGCGCGGCGCGCGCGCGCTGGTGTACAGCTTCAGCCGCACGGCGAAGGTCTACGCGTGGAGCGAGTACGAGTTTCCGTGGTCGATCGCGGGGCTCGCTGACTTCGCCGGGGCGGCGTACCTGCGATCCGATGCCGGCGACATCTACACGCTCGACGCCGACTATCCGTATGACGACGACGCGGGGGCGGCGGTGGCTGCGCTCGGCGCGCGCGACCCTGAGACGTGGGCGGCGTCGATGCCGACCGCCGGGCTCACGGTGCCGACGGTGCTGGTCGAGTCGCCGTTCTACGACTTCAAGTCGCCCGCGAGCCTCAAGCAGATTCACGCGATGGACGTGGTAACGACGCGCGACGCCGACCCGGTGATCGCGGGGCTCGCGCGGGACTTCAGTCTCACGCACCTGTTCCGCTCGGACTCGGGCGGCGGGCTATACGAGGCGGGGCCGATCGTGCTCACCGACCATCCGGACGACAGTCGGCCGGGCGGCGCGATTCCCGTGGGCCTCATGGCGCCGTCCATTGCTGCGCGGCTCGAGCACCAGGCGGGCGAGCGCTTCGAGTTGAGCGCGCTCGTCTACCACTTCGACAATCTCGGGGTGACGTGATGGCGACTTTTGCAGACCTTTTCGCACAGCGACCCGACTCGCGTGATGCGTTCGCGCAGCAGTTGATGCAGGCGCTTCGGGTGAATGACATTCAGATGGCGCCACCAACCGAGGAAGACATTCGGCTCGCTGGTGAGGGATCGGTAGCTAGCCCCACCTACTCGTCTGCGGCGCTGGATGCGTTTTTCGGCGGCGCAGGGTCGTTCGTAGGGCCGGGATGGTCCAAGCCCGGTTATTACTTTACCGGCCCGACGATGTACGACCCGTACCAGACGAATAACCACGTTGGCCGCTGGACCGGGAATATCGGGGCGGACGGCTCGGTGAGCGGGCTGCGATGGATAAACGACAGTACGAACACGACATTCCTAGATCGGGTCGGACAAGCGCTGCCGTATATCGGCGGTGCGCTGGCGCTGGGCGGCGCCGCCGGGTTCGGGCCGCTCGGCGGATTCAGCGGCGCGACGCCCGGAGCCGCGGCCGGCGCGGCCGGTGGCGTGAGCGCTGGCGAGATTGCGGGGGCGGCCGGGATGCCCGAGCTTGGGCTGGCCGCGCAAACCGGCGGCGCGGGCTGGGCTGCGCCGATCACCGCCTCGCAAGTCTCGTCGCTCGGGCCCGCCGCCACCTGGGGCGACAAGCTTGGCTACCTGACGCAAGGGCTGGGCGGCGCAGCCGCAGCAGGGTCGGGCGGGTCGAGTTGGCTCAAGCCACTGCTGCAGCTCGCGCCGGCCGCGGGACTCGCGCTCGGCGGCAATCCGTCGCTTCCGGCCGTCCCGACCACCGACCCGCAGGCCAACATCGACGCGAACGTCGCCAAGATCAACGACCTGTTCGCCACCGACAAGCGCGACCCCATCTACAAGTCGATCTACGACAACTCGTATGGCCTGCAATCGTCCCGGCTGGACGAAAACCGGCAGGACACGCTGCGCAAGCTCCGGTTCGGGCTCGCGCGCTCCGGGCTCACGGGCGGTTCGGCGCAGGTCGATGCGCAGGGGCTTGAGCAGCGCGCATTCGGCCGGGCGCTGGCCGATGCGTCGAGCGCCGCCCAGGGGCAGGCCGACGAGGTGCGGGCGAACGACGAAAAGACGCGGCTGAACCTCATCGCGCAGATGCGCGCGGGGCTGGACTCGGCCGACGCCACGCAATCGGCCCTCGCGCAGATGGCCGACAACGCGAACGCGGCGCGGGCCCAGACGAGGTACGACGCGCTCGACAGTTACATGGGCGCGGTGGCGCCGACCATCAACAACTTTCAGGTCCGCAGCGGCCAGCAGGCGGCGCAGCAGCTCTACAACACGCGCTTCCCGCAGAACCGCATTTCGCTCTCGGGCCGCAGCGGCACCATCGTGGGGTGAGTCATGGGGTGGGAAGATATTCTCTCGGCGATGCTCTCGATCGGCGGCGCCAAGATGCAGTACGACGCGCAGCGCGACGCGATCAAGCGTCAGCAGGCCGCGATCGCCGCCGCACAAGCCGAGCAGGCGCAAATGCAGCAGCAGCGGCAAGCCCAGGTGGTGGACATGGCGAGGCGCATGACGCCCGAGGCGACGACCGCGCAGCTCGAGCAGACGATCGCCCCCCAGCAGCAGCGGCTCGAAGGGGTTGCGCAGCAGGCGGCGACGCAAAGCGCGGTGCAGCCACCTCCCGGCTCGTCGTCGCGCTACACGTCGGCGATGGGTGATCGGGCGGCGGCCGAGCTGCAGCGGGCGATCGCCGAAGCCGGCATGACGGCGCGCGCCGGTGGCGGCCAGCGGCTGATGTTCGAGCAGGGCTTGACGCAGGCTCAGGGCGCGAGCGACCTCGACAACATCACCTCGGCGATGCGTCAGGCCGCGCGGCAGTCGGAGAACCGCATCAATCGCGCCGGGGCGGTCGATCCGCGGCGGATGTTCACGGGCGGCCTGTTGCAAGCCGGGTCGATTCCGCTCGCGCGCGGGCTCACGGGGCTGTTCTGAGGGGGATCGAGATGCGCAACCGCTACCAGATGCCGGGGGCCTCGGCGCTCTTTGGGGCGCTCGGCGGGCAGACTGCCGAACAGGCGAGGAACGCCGAGCTGGACCGGCTCTCCAAGCTGGACCTGCAGCGCTCGCAGATTGGCCTGTACGATGCGCGCGCCGAGGCCGAACGGGCGGACGCGCAGAGGAAGCAGGCCGAGTTCGATGCGAACCAGCGCGCGCGCAACCTGCGGATGGACCCGAACTTCCTCGCGCAAGTCGTCGGGATGCGGGTGCCGGAGGTCGCGCCGACCGACATCAATGCGATCGTGCGCCGCGGGCAGGGCGGGCCGTTCGAGATGCCGCAGATCGACCCGATGCAGCGTCGGCTGATCGGCGAGACGCTGGCCGGGCTGTTTGCGGGCGGTGCGGCCGATGCGCCGACGAACGCCGAGCAGATGGCGAAGGTCGTGAGCGGCGCCGGGTCGAGCGCGCAGCGGCTGCAGGCGCCGTCGATCGCAGCGAGCGACCCGATCACGGCGGCGTTCATGCTCAACGCCGGCACCGGGCACCAGGCGCCCGCGCAGGCGGCAGCGCTGCCCGGGGGGCTCGGGACGTTCAGCCCGCTAACCGGCGCGCTCGCCTACGACCCGCAAATGAAGCAGTCCGCGCTGGCGACGGCCTCGGCCACCGCCGGCAAGAACAGCTACGACGCGGAGCGCGGCGGGATCGTAGACTGGACGAACGGGCAGTCTCGGCCGCTCACGACGCCGGACGGCGCTCCGATCGGGCCGAAGCCCACGGCAGCGGCGGCCGGGCCGAAGCCCACCTACGATGCGACGCGCGGCGTCGTGGTCAATCCGGCGGACGGCACTGCGCGCCCCGTTACGATGGAAGGCGGCGCCCCGCTGCCCGACAAGGTGCTCTCGCCCGCGGACAAGGCGCGGCAGGAGAAGCAGCGGCGCGAGGCGGTGGCGGCGCGCACGTCGATGGAGGGCGCAACGGCCGACCTGCAACGGCTGAAGAAGATCGCAGCCGAGGTGCGCGACCACCCGGGCCTGAAAGGGATCACGGGCGTGCGCGGCGTGTTCCCGAACTACCCCGGGGGTGACGCGGCCAACGCCGAGGCGAAGCTGGAAACGCTCAAGAGCCAGGTGGGCTTTTCCGTGCTGCAGAAGATGCGCGATCTAAGCAAGACGGGTGGCGCGCTGGGCCAGGTGTCCGACCGCGAGAACGTCATGCTCCAGAACAACCTCGCGGCGCTGGCGAAGGCGCAGAGCTTCGAGGAGTTTCAGAAGTCGCTGAACGAGATCATCGCGTTCGTGGACGACACGGTGGCGCGGCTCGAGGGCGCCTACCGCGACACGTACAGCGGCGTCGATGGGCAGCAGGAGCCGGCAGCCGGCGCGGCCCGCGCGGTGCGTCGCACCGGCACGGCGCCGGATGGCCGCAAGGTCATCGAGTACACGGACGGCTCGATCGAGTACGCGCAATGAACCCGCTCGAGCGCGCATTGCAGGCTGAAGGCGTGACCGGCACGCTGGCCGACCTTGCGCGCTCGATCTACCAGCAGGAGTCATCCTCCGGGCGGAACGCGAAAACGTCGAACCGCGGCGCGGTCGGCGGCATGCAGGTGATCCCCGCCACCTTCCAGCGCGTGGCCGACCCGGGCTGGAACATCGCCGATCCGGTGCAGAACGCGCGCGCTGGCGTGCGCTACCTGCGGATGCTGCACGAGCAGGCCGGCGGCGATCCGAAGCTCACGGCGGCCGGCTACTACGGCGGGGAGGGGGCGATCCCGAAGGCGCGCGCGGGGGTCGCGGTGCGTGATCCGGTCAACCCGAACGCCCCGAACACCATCCAGTACGGCGAACAGGTCGCCGCGAGGCTGCCCATGAAGATCGACCCGAACACCATCAAGTGGGACGCGCCGAAGATCGACCCGGCGCAGGTCAAATGGGACGAGCCGGCGCCCGAGCCCATGAAGGTGACGATCAACGGCACGGCCGCCGACGAACGCTCGCCCGTGCAGCAGATCATCGACAACCCGTGGACCGCGCTGGAGGCGCCAGGAGCCGGGCTGCTCAAGGGCATGTTGAGCCTGCCGCAGTCGGTGGGCTACCTGCTGCCGAAGGCACTGGAGTTCTCGACGAGCCTGGGCGGCCTCGCGGACAACCCGGTGTCGCGCTTTTTCGGCACGTCGGCCGACACGATGAGCGGCGTCAACAAGTCGGTGAACGACGCGTTCAAGGCTGCGCACGGCGACAGCGCGCTGGCGACTGCCGGCGAGATCGGCGGGAACATCGTCGGCGCGTCGGCGCTGCCGTTCGTTCGCGGCGCAGAGGGCGCGTCCGCGCTCTGGCAGGCCGGCGGGTGGGCGAACCGGCTCAAGTCGCTGCTAGCGGCCACAGGCGTCGGCGCCGGGCAAGGCGTCGTGCTCGGTACGCAAACGAACGCCGATTCGCCGGTGAAGAATGCGCTGGTGGGTGGCGCGGGTGGCGCGGCGGGGCAGCTGGTGGCCGGCGCGGGTGCCGGGATCGTGAACAAGGTGCGCGAGATGCGCGCCGGTGCGCCGTTTCGGGCGGGCGAGCGGATCACGCGCGCCGCCGTCGACCCGGCCGCCGTCGAGCAGCGCCTGGGTAGCGCACAGACGCTCGTGCCCGGCTCGCAGCCGATGGCGCACCAGGTCGCCGAAGATCCCGGGGTCGCGCGCCTGGCCAAGACGGTGCGCAACTACAGCGCCCAGATCCCGGCACGCGAGGTGCAGCAGGACGCTGCGCGCCGCGCGGCCGTCGAGTCGGTGGCGCCGGTGACGGGCACGCCGATCGAGGCGGCTACCGCAGCGGGCGACACGATCACGCGCGAGGCAACGGCGGTGCGCGCCGCGCTGAAGGACGCCATCCGCGGCGCCTACAACGTGCCCGAGCTGCAGGGCATGTACCTGACGCCGCCGCGCGACGAAGTGCGCCAGGTGCTGCGCCAGTTCTACCCGGGCAAGATCCCGAGCGGCACGCCCAACGAAGCGGCGGTCAAGAGCCTCGTGCAGAACCTCTCGGAAGGCATCCCGATTGGCTTTCCCGAGTTGCAGAAGTTCCGCAAGCTCGCCTCGGATCAGGCGTGGGGGCTGGCGAACACCGACCCGACCGCAGCGGCGGCATACGGCGCAATCCGCGACATCCTCGACGGGCTGCCCGATCGGGCGATCGCTGCCGGCAACCTCATGCCGAAGTCGGCGAAGGCGTTCGAGACCGCCAAAGGGCTGCGCCGCGAGCTCGGGACGCGTTTCGAGACCGGGCCCGCCGCCGGCATGTGGAAGCGCGGCGCCGACAAGCTGCCGCAGCGCCAGGGCGCCGAGGTCTACCGCGGGTTCTTTAACTCGGGGCCGACGCAGGGCACGGACATCGCCGGGTTGCACGCGATGCTTCCGGACAATCAGAATGCGATCGACATGGTGCGCCGCGCGGCGGTGACGGACCTGGACAACTTCGCCACGAAGGGCTCGAGCGGCGAGTACAGCGCATCGAAGTTCAACAACTGGTTGACCGGGCGCGGCGAGGCGCTCCCCGGCGTTTTCACGCCTGACCAGCTCGGCACGCTGGGCAACGTGGGCGCCGACCTGTCGCGTGCCGAGCGCGCGATCGCGCTGGCCGCGGCGAAGGGCGGGTCTGACACGGAGATGAACCGCATCCTGTCGAACACGGCCATCGACTCGCCCGTGCTCACCGGCGCGATCGAGAACATCGTGCGACGCATCCCCGTGGTGGGCAACATCGCGGCGACTGCGGCGCGCGGCGTCCAGGGCGGAATGTCGGAGGCGCTGCGGCGGCGTGCGGCCGAGGAGCTCGCCGCCGTCATCATGGACCCGGCAGCGGCTGCGAACGCGATGCGCACCTACGCGCAGATCACCGGGTCGAGGGCGGCGGCGCCGGCCGCCGGTCCGCTGCTGCTCAGTCCTGCGCTCTCCGCGGTGCTGGCGCAGTGACCGCCATCCCCTGCCGTCGCCAGTAGGCGACGTAGAGCCGATCCCATTGGCGGTCCACGAAGCGGCGCCACTTGGGCGATAGCCAGTCGTTCCAGAGCAGGATGTAGACGACCCAGAAGGCGACCGGGATCACCTTCCACAAGAAGGTGACGAGGAAAAGCTTCAGGTCGCTATCCACAGTGGATTAAGCCAATCGCGGGTTGGCAGGGTTGCGAAATGCCGCAGCCCCCATCGTACACCCCGCAGACGAATTTCAGCGAGTCCGCCGGCACCGCCGGGCGTGACCTGGTATCGCTGCCGGCGCTCGACGTCGAGTTCGCAGCGATCGGGGAAACGACCGACGCGATCCGCGAGAACCTCGCGCTCATCCAGAACGACGACGGCACGCTGCGCGACGGCGTGGTGACGGCTGCCGCGCTCTCGGGCGATGCGGCGGCGCTCATTGCCGCCGAGATGACGCCGGTACCCGGGCCGATCGGTCCGCAGGGTCCGGTGGGGCCGACCGGTCCGCAGGGCGTGCAGGGCCCGATCGGGATGACCGGTCCCACGGGTCCGGCCGGACCCACTGGCGCTCAAGGCCCGCAGGGCTACTCGTTCGAGCCGGACGTGACGGCGCTCCTGCTCTCCGACCGCTCGGCCTACGACAACGAGCCGGAGGGGTTCTCATTCCTGGCGCTCGACGCTGGCGCGATCTACTTCCGCAACGGCCCGGCTGGCAACTGGACGGCGGGCATCGCCTGGGGGCAAGGGCCGCAAGGGCCGGCGGGGCCGACCGGCGCCACGGGGCCGGAAGGTCCGCAGGGTCCGGCCGGTCCGCAGGGCGCCACCGGCCCGCAGGGGCCGCAGGGCGTGCCGGGGCCGGCAGGTGAGGGGCTGGTCGCCGGGATCATCTGCATGTGGTCGGGCTCGACCGCCTCAGTGCCGAGCGGCTGGCATCTATGCGATGGCACGGGCGGCACGCCCGACCTGCGCGATCGGTTCATCGTCGGCGCGGGCAACAGCTATGCGCCGGGCGCGGTGGGCGGCGCGAACAGCGTGACGCTCACCCAGGCGCAGATGCCGGTGCATCAGCACGCGGTGTCGCTCGCCACCGACTCGCAGGGCTCGCACGCGCATTCGGGCTCGACCTCGAGCAACGGTGCGCACACGCACACAGTGAACGGATCGAACACGAGCGGCGGTGTTACGTCCGTAAAGGTCGAGACCCGCGTTTCCGCAAACGAATACGCAACCACATCGCTGACCGCTTCGGCTGGCGATCACTCGCACTCCATCAGTACCACGACCGGCGGCGCGCACGCGCACTCGGTGAGCGGTCAAACCCAAGCGGCCGGCAGTGGCGCGTCTGTCGATATCCGACCCCTGTTCTACGCGCTGGCCTACGTCATGAAACTCTAGGAGCTTGCCATGCCCATCGTTGCGGCCGACATCAAGGTGTACCTCTCCGGGGGTGCCGCCAATACCGATCCGAACCTCTCCCTCGGCGGTGCGATCAGCTCGACGCTCGCGCCCGCGAACCTGTTCGACAACGTGTCGAGCGCGGAAGCCTCGGCCGGCACGACCGACTATCGCTGCTACTACGTGAAGAACACGCACGCGACGCTCACCCTGCAGTCGGCGAAGATCTGGATTCAGTCGAACACGCCTAGCGCCGACACCGCCGTGACGATCGCGCTCGCGGGCGAAGGCGTGAACGGAACCGCCGAGACGGTCGCCAACGAGACGACCGCACCGGTGGGCGAGTCGTTCTCGGCCGCCGCCACCGAGGGCGCCGCGCTCTCGATCGGCAACATCCCGCCGGGGCAGTACCAGGCGATCTGGGTCAAGCGCGTCGTGAATGCGGGCGCCGCGGCCTACACCGGCGACGGCGCGACGTTCCGAGTCAAAGGGGACACTTCGGCATAAGTCCTTGATTTTAAAGGGCTTTCAAGTGAAAAAGCCGGGCACCTTCGATGCCAGCCTGTTCGATGGGTGGTCGCGCGAACTCGCGTACCTGATCGGCGCGGTGGCGTAGATGCTCACTCTCGACGCCGCCACTCGCGCCGAGTACGACGCGCAATCGCTGGCCGCCGACAAGGGGCAGGCGGTCGTGGATGCGATCGTCGATCCGGTCTCGGTCACGGTCTACGACGAGACGGACGCCGCGCGCGCCAGCGGGACGATGGGCACGCCGTGGGCGACGGTGGCCGGCGGGCGGATCGTCATCGGAGAGGTGACGTCGTTTGCTGTGACGAGCGGTGCGGGCGGCGCGATCCCCGCGGGCTGGACGCTGCGCTTCGAGTCCGGCGCGCGCTCGTGCTCAGGCTCGTTCGGCCACGCGGGAACCGACTTCACCTGGAGCCTGCCGACCTTCGAGACCGGCCAGGGCGGGTATCTCGGGACGGTGGAGTTCATCCCGCAGGGCAACGTGCCGGTGCAGGCCGATTACTCGCCGAGCTGGTCGGTGGGCGCGCCGGTCACGAAGGACATCGTGCTCGGGTGGACGGTGGCGGCGGCCGGGTCGTCGCCGCTCTCGTTCACGCCGCCCGCGCAGATCGACCTCACGCAAGGCGGCACCTACGACCTCTCGCAGCATGTGACCGGGGGTGTGCCGCCCTACACCTACGACCACGCGACGTTCTCGCTGCCCGCCGGCACGACGCTGAACTTCGCAACCGGGCTCATCACGTCGTCGCCGACCGCGACGATCACGTCGGGCTGGAGCGTGGACTTCGGTGTGAGCGATTCCGCGCTGACCTCGATCACCAAGGATGTGCTGATCGGCTGGAACATCGACGCGGCGCCGGTGACGCCGGGCATCCTGCCGACGTTCGGCGTGACGAGCGCGGTCGGCGGCACGAACCTTCCGTTTGCCTTCGGCCACGCCTTCAAGCAGGGCGACGTGCCGGCGGGCCAGTTCGTCAACTCCGACCTGACCGACTGGCAGGCGGTGCCGACCACCTACTGGCCGGATGGATCGCTCAGGCACGCGATCATCGCCGGGCGCGCGACGTGCTCGGCGGCCGTGCTCAAGAACATCGCCCTCTCGGTGTCCGCGACCAACCGCAGCGGCACGGCGCTGACCGAGACGGACCTGGCCGCGGCGATGCCGACCGTGACGCTGGTCGCAGGCGGCGACTCGTTCACGCTCAATTCGCTCATCGGCACCGCCGCGCGGCATCGCACGGTCTGCACCGGGCCGGTCATGTCGAACTGGCTCTATCGGCGGGCGATTGCAGGATCGAGTCACCTGGTCGCGTGGTTCGACGTGCGGCTCTACAAGGGCGGCGCGGTCGAAATCTTCCCGTGGGCCGAGAACGGCTACCTGACGGTAGCGAACCCGGTCAACGACGTGCGCACCTGGGTGCTCACGATCGGCGGCGTGCAGCGGTTCAGCCAGTCCATCGACATCAAGCACCACACGCGCATTCCGCTGCTCTCGGGCTCGACGTTCTCGTACTGGGTGGGAACCGATCCGCAGATCGTGCCCCGGCACGATGTCGCGTACCTGCGCGCGACCAAGATGGTGCCGAACTTCGGATGGACGAACCCGAGCACGACGAAGCTCAATTCGCTCCAGCAGACGTACTCGCCAAACACGCTGGCGGGCATCAACGCAAACATGGGAACGGCCGGCAGTTCCGCGGCCATCCTCAATCTTCCTCATGCGCTGTACGCCACGAGCGGAGATGCACGAGCGTTTAGGGCGTCGATCGCATTCGGGCTGTCGGGCGGGTCGTGGTCGACGCACTTTCGCGCCGAAGCGGCGAGTACGCAAGGTGCGGCAGGTGCCCCGAACGAGCCGATGCGCTTCGCGGACTATCCGAGTGCGTCGTTGCAGATACAGGACACGCCGACAATCCCCGCAGGCAGCGGTGGTGAAAACGGCACGGCCGTGACGACGCACCAGCCGAGCTACGGATATTTGCCGTGGCTCATCACCGGACGCTGGTGGTTCCTGGAGGAAAGCCTGTTCTGGGCGGGGTGGAACTACCTTCAATCGAGGGTGAATGGACGCCGTGGAGAGACGAGCTACGAAACCGCGCCGTATCTCTATGCGTCCGGGTCGGCGGGGGTCATCGACACAAGGAACGGGTCGTATACGGTGCGCGGCGCAGCCTGGTCGCTGCGCACGCTCGCGCAGTCTGCCGCGATAGTGCCCACCACACACCCGGCTTTTGCGTCTCTCAAGGCGGCGGTCGAGGCCAACGCGGCGTTCTATCAGTCGGCCTATGTGAACGGCACGTTCTCGTCAGGATGGGTCAATCCGCTTGGGACGATGGGCGAATACTCGTCGATGGGCACGTCGCTGTACGGCTCTCCGGGCGGATCGAGCGCATGGTGGGGCGCTGGGTGGCAGCACGGGATGGTGCAGCACGTCATGGCGTGGGCAAAAGACCTTGCGTTGCCGATCGCGTCGGCTGCGCAGTCGTCGCTGTCTGCGGTGGTTGGTCACGCACTGAAATTCGCTGCCGGGCTCGCAGGGGATGGCGCGGCCGGCAACTGGAACTGGCGGCGATTCACGCTGTACTCGTTCCCGCTTGGAACGGACGGCACCGGGCTGCCGCCCGAGAACTGGTACGCGACTTTCGGCGCTGCGCTGGCAGAGATGGAGTCGGCAAACGGACTCGGGAGCCTGGCCGCGACGCCTGGCCTCACGCTCAAGGAGCACACGTCGAACACGGACCTCGCCGACGGTTCATCGTCGCTGCCGTGGTTCGGGATGCAACTCGCGTCGCTTGCTGCTGCTGTAGACAACGGCGTGACGGGAGCATCGCAAGGATGGGGCCGCGTGACCGGGGCGAGCAACTACGCGAGCGTTGCGGCGAACTACTTCAATGACAATCCGGAGTACGGAATCACGCCACGATCCTCCGTCCAGCCACAGACCGGCCTGCTGTTCCCGAGCAACAACGTCGCGGGCGGCAACATCGGGCTCGACTGGACGGGGGCCGACATGGTGCCGGCGCACAGCCATACCGTGATCTGGAAGGCCCGCTACGTCCAGCAGACCGGGTACTACGCGGTGGCGTGGCACTGTCGGGCGGATGACACATTCGCGGGCGGCGGCGACTACATCGGGTCGTCGCCCTACCCGTGCGACGGGACCGTGAACGGCAACGGGCAGGCGCTCAACTACGGCGCGGGTTTCACGACCCACTACCACGAGCTGGTGCCGATCGGCGGCAGCGACTACATCGCCTCGCCGGGCGGGTCGGCGCTGGCCGTGACCAAGGGCGTCTGGTACTCGCAGGCGCGCACAGTCGAAGTCATCAACGGCGGTGCGCAGGTGCGGTTCCGGTTCTGGCCGGACATCGAGAACAACCCGGCGTTCGTGATCGAGCAGACGTTCAATGCGGGCGACTGCGCGCTGTCCGGTGCGGCGCTCAAGTTCCGGTTTGGCGCGTCGCCGTGGACCGCGAGCGGTAGCGCGAACAGCGAGACGCCGAGCGGCACGCTGCGGCACCTGATGCTCTACGACCGCGCGATGAGTCTCGCGGAGATCCACGCCAAGCTCGCGCTGACGGCAGACGACACGACCGACCCGGATCGCTGGTACTCGTGCATCAACCCGACGCCGAGCGACGTATCAGACAAGAGCGGCAAGGGCCATCACCCGGCGTGGCCGGCAGGGAACGCCAACCGACCGACGCTGGTGACGCTATGACGCGCGCGACCGCAACGCTCAGGATCAACGTGACGGCAGCACCGTCAAGCGGAAGTCTGCCGGCGCTCGGCGCGGCCAAGCTGGTCGGTGCGGCCGGCGCGCACACCGCAGTGGCGCCCAACGGCATGGACACGGGCCGATTCACGAAGGCGCTGTTCGAGGCGTATGGGTCGGGGTACTTCAACCGCGACTATTCGACCGATGGCGCGTTCATCGTGGCGTCCTCGGGCGGCCACGATCACTACGAGATCCTCGGCGCGGCCGGGTTCGACTTCACGACGCGCGCATGGTTCTGGCGAGGGGTGCCGGGCGTCACGGAGACAGGAACGCCGAGCACGCTCGCGCAAACGAACGGCTCGCCGTACTACGAGCGCAGCGGTCTGACCGAAGTGCCGGCGCCGCCGCATCCATACGCCGCGATGGCCACGATCCGCGCAGCCGATGCGGGCAACACCAAGGGCTCGATGCTGCACCTGGGGCGCGCGGCCGTATGCGCCGAGTCCGTAAGCGCGTCGGTGGCGCACAAGTTCGACTGCGCGACAGGCGTCTGGTCGCGGGCGGCCACGGGCACGTTCTCGTTCGACGGCGTCGAGTGCACGACGGTATTTGATCCGGTCACGAAGCGGTTCTACTCGGTGGCCGGAAGCAATCAGCACGCACGCTCCTTCCTGCCATACCTCGACGTGGCGACCGGAACCTTCGGCACGCTCTCCGGGATCGGCACGGCAACCCCGGCCAGCGGATACGCGAAGGCGCTGTATTGGGCGGGCAACGGCAAGCGGCTGATCCTGTTCATCTGGGGGTCGTCATGGCAGGCGCTCGACCTCGACTATCCGGCGGCCGGCTGGTACACGCTCTCGCGCACCGGGGCGTCGATCGACGCCAACTACAACCCTCCGGTTTGGCACGAGGGTAACGGGAACCTGTACTGGCGGGCGAGTTCCGGCGCAGGCAACACGCTGGTCAAGGTGGTTCCGCCGGCCAACCCGCTCACCGGAACGTGGGTGTCCTCGACGATCACCCTGAGCGGTGACGCGATCCCCGAGTACAAGGGCGCCGTGCCGACGACCGATGCCTACAGGTCGCTGTTCTACATCCCGTCGCTGAACATGCTCGGGTGGGTGACGGCGTTCGGCGTTTCCCTCATCAATCCGAACTGAGGCTGAGATATGGCCGCACGTCTACCAGTATCCGCGACCGCGGTCGCATACCAGATCAAGGCGGCGTGGGCGAGCAAGATCCACGTCCTGTACTGGCCGGCGAGCGCGACACAACTTCATCGGTTGCGCCCCGGCGACACGGTGACGACGTTGATTTCGCGCGCCGCGAGCAGCGCGACCTATAACTCGACCGATGGGCTGATCGAGGGCGACAACGACGCGACGTACTTCACCGACTCGATCGCGGGCGGCTACGGAGGGCTAAAGGAAAACGACGCCTTCACGTTCGGCGCGAGCTGGTACGGCGATCTGTTCAACGGCGTCTCAGACGTTCGTGGGATTGCGTCTGTCGCGCCGCCGAACACCTTCCAGACTGGCCTTGACCTGAAAGCAGGTGGCTATACGCTGGACTGGAAAGTCGCTGGCGGCGGCGGCAACAACTCCGGCGGGGCGGCGAGCGACGACGCGCTGGGCCTGATGACGATTGCCGTGCGTCACGATCAGTCGGACGCAACCGCGAAGATCCGGCCGTGGCTCAACGGCTCGGAAATCACGAGCGCCCGCGCAAACGCGACACCGAGCGCAACCGACCTCATCGGCGACACTGGCAGGCCGCTCTACATCGGCGGCAGTTGGACTGGCACGGGCAATACGAAAGCGCACTTCGAGTTCGCCTTCTTTGCTGACGCGCTCTCCGACGCCGACATGGCGACGATCACCTCCGACCCGGCGAGCGTGATCGAGGTGGCGGGCAGCCCGCCCGCCGCGCCCACCATCGGCACGACGACCGCGATCGGCAACACCGGCGCGACGATCAACTGGACGGACAACTCGGCCGATGAGACCGGGTTCAAGGTGGAGTGGTCGCCGTCGCCGTACTCGAGCTGGACGGCTGCCAGCAACTCGCCGGCCGCGGCGAACGCGACGAGCCTCGCCATCACGGGCCTGTCGCCCGCCACCACCTACAAGGCCCGGGTTGCCGCGACGAACGCGAACGGCGATTCCGCGTGGGTCGAGACCGCGACGTTCACGACCACGAACACCGTTCGCAAGCTCAAGCTGAAGATCGACGCGTCGGCCGCGGGCGCGACGAACATCAGCGGGGTCGTCTGGGCTGCGCAAGTGGGCGCGATCGCTGGCGCCGAGATCGGCGAGTTCACCGGGCAGGCGTTCGAGGCGGCTCTGGAAGGCGGGCAGGCGGTGCTGAAGGTGCCCGTGTCGGCCTTCGGCGGCGGCAGCCTGACCGTCTCGGATACGCCGGTCGCGCTGGTGCGCAACGCGACGAACACCAGCGGCATTGTCTCCTGCACCGTCATCGAGGAATGAGGCTCATCATGAAGCTGCTCGAATACATCGCCGCTCTGGCGAACAAGGTCAACGGCATCAAGCCCACGCCGGGCATGACGCAGGCGGAACGCGATGCGTTCGATGCGTGCGTGGCGCGCGTCACCGCACTGGAAGCGGAGCAGGGCGACCTGATCGCGCGCGTCGATGCGCTGGAAGCCTCGACCGCTCCGCTCACCGGCGAGATCAGCGGCATGCCGGCGATCGAACCCTGAGCCTGACCGATGGCGACCGCCTGGTACCCGCTGACCACAGGCGGCGCACCGTCATGGTTCGTCGCCGATACTGTCTCTGTCACGCGAGACCTCTCGGTCTCGTGGAACGTCGCCGCGATCGCGGTCGAGTCGGACTACTCGGTATCGTCTGACGTCCTGACCTTCGCGCAGCAGGACTACGCCCTCGCGTGGGACGAGGCGGGCGCGGTCTCGACTGACTACGCCACGTCGTGGAGCGTGATCGGCACGATCGAGCGCGACTATGCGCTGACGTGGGATGCGGTCTCGGCGGTCGAGTCCGACTTCGCCGTCTCGTGGGACTCCGGGCAGGCGTATGCGCAGGCCGACTACTCGGTGGCGTGGGACGGGGGTGGTTACGTCACCTCGGATCACGCGTTCGCGTGGAACTCGGCCGGCTCGCTCACCGCCGACTTCAGCGTCACCTGGGGGGTGTCGACCAGCGTCTCGAGCGACCTGCTGACCCTCTGGGACGTGCGCAACGCCGCGCAGATCGACTACCCGGTGGCGTGGAGCACGATCGCTGCGATCACGTCCGACTTCGCGCCGGTCTGGGACGTCCAATCGACGAACCCCGTCTCGGCCGATTACGCCGTCAGCTGGGACATGACCGACCTGTCGGCGGTCAGCGCCGACTATGCGCCGGCGTGGGTGATCTACGACGTGGCGACGAGCTCGCCGCCGTGGTTCCCGCTCGACGGCTGGCCGACCTACACGACGAGTCAAGTCGAATCGAGCTACACGATCGCGTGGAACGCCGCCGGCGCGGTCGAGTGCGACTACGCGGTTTCGTGGGAGGTCGTCGAGACCGGCGTGATCGGCGGCGGCGGCTACCTGCCGCTCGCGGTCGAGGCCGACTTCATCACGAGTTGGGGGCTCGACGGCGCGCCCGCGGCGGACTTCACGCCGGCATGGGACGTGCTGAACGCCGTCTCGGCCGACCTGGCGATCAGCTGGACGACGACGGCCAGCGTCCAACGCGACTACGCCTTCGGCTACGAGATCGGCGGGCTGGCAGGGGTCGTCGAGACGAACTACGTCGCCAACTGGAACGTCGTGGCGGCTGTGCAGGCCGACCTGGCGATCACCTGGGACACGATCGCCGCGGCCTCGTTGCAATACCCGATCGTCTGGAGCGTTCTGGACGCGGCTGCGGTGAGCGGCGTGCGCTCGAGCGGCATCCGCTACGGCGACTCGCCGGTTGTCACGCGCACGGCGGCCGTGCAGGTCGTCACGGGCGGCGATCCCACGGGCATCGAAGTGCTGGCGGTGTCGGACGCTCCGTCGATCGTGTCGGTGAGTCCGGCCGCGCTCGCCGGTGCCGATGGGTTCGCCGACTTCACGCTGACGTTCAAGGCCCCGGGCCGGGCGGTCATCACGTTCACGGAGCCTGTGTTCGGAGTGAGCGATTCGGCGTGGGCGATTTCGCGGGAAACGGCATAGGGGATCGAGATCATGGCGGCTGAACCGCAACCGGGCTTTTGGGACACTGTGACGCAGATGGCCGCCAAGCTCTGGCCGGGGCTGGCCGGCGCAGTCGTTGCGTTGCGCTGGCTGCCGGTGGAGACAACGCGAGTCGATCGCGCGATTGCTGCCGTCGGCGGATTTGCCGCAGCGGCCAACATCGGGCCGGCGCTCGCCGAGGTGAGCGGGGTCGCGTCAGTGCGCGTCGAGGCCGGGATCGTGTTCGCGGTCGGGCTGTTCGGCATGGCGCTCGCGGGGGAGGCGATTCGCGCACTGAGAGACGCGCAGCTCGGCGCAATCCTCGGCGACTGGCTGCGTCGTTTGCTGGGAGGTCGCAATGGCTGAGTGCATCTACTGGCTCTCTCTGGCGATCGTGATCGTGTCGGCGATCGTCGTCACGCTGCATCGCTCGATTCCCGGCGACGTGTTCGGCATGGCGGCGATGGGCGGCGTCGCGGCGTTCGCGCTGGCCGGGTTCGACAACTCGCCGCCGAACTGGCTCGTCGGGTTCATGGCGAGTCTCGCTGGCGCGTGCGTCTGGGCCGCGACCCGCTGGCAGTGGAAGCGCAGTCAACTGCTGCGGCGGTTGCGCAAGCTGGCGGACTGACGTGCTCAAGATCGCCATTGACCCCGGCCACGGCATGAGCAACCGCCGCTGGGCGGTCTACGATCCGGGCGCAGTGGCTGGCGAGGTGCAGGAAGCGCAGATCGCGCTCGCGGTGGCGATGGAACTGCGCGACCAGTGTTTGCGTCGCGGGTGGGCGACGTTCCTGACTCGGGTCACGAACGCCGAGGATGCGCCGCTGCGCGACCGGGTAGCGCGCGCTCGAGCCGCGCAGTGCGACGCACTGGTGAGCCTGCACTGCAACGCGGCGACTGCCGAGCAGGCGAATGGGACGGAAACGCTGTACCTGGCGAGCGAATGGGTCGCTGCCGAAGTGCAGCGGCGCGTGGTCGCGGCGCTCGGCACGCGCGACCGAGGGGCGAAGCAGCGCGACGACCTGGCGATCCTGCGCTACGAACGGCCGGTGGTGCTGGTCGAGCTCGGGTTCATCACGAACGCGGCCGACCGGGACCGGATCACCGATCCGGCGGCGCAGATGGCCGCGGCGCGCGCGATCGCCGACGCGCTCAACGAGACGGTGCGCCGATGATCGACCTACCGACCCGCGTGGCCGGTTGGATCGGCGGCCTGCTGCTCGTCGCGGCGGCGTTCGGCGGGACGTACCTGACCGGCAGGATTCACGGCCGGGATGCCGAGCGCGCCGTCTGGACCGAGCGGCAGATCGTCGCCGAGCGGGCTGCACGGCAGACGGAAACCGATCTTGCCGCGCTGGCCGCGAAGTCGGCAGCCCGGCAGGCGCAGAAGGAGGCGCTGCTCAATGACCAAGCCCAACGCCAAACCGCCGCGTGGCGGGCCGCTATGGCTCGCCTGCGCGATATCCGGGTGCCTGCTGCTGTCGGCGTGCAGCTCGACGCCGCCGGCGGCCTGTCCGGCGCTCCCGCCGTGGCCGAGCCACCTCGAGCCGATCCCGATGATCCCGCACTCGATCAGCTCGTCCGGCTTGCCGACGAGCTCGACGTCGTCCGGCAAAACTACGGGATCTGCCGGGCCAATATCGAGCGACTGAGCGAGGCGCGGGACTGGTACGAGGCGCTGCGGGAGCGCGTCAATGCCGATCGTTGACTGGCTGATCGACCTCTGGGCCTGGTGCGTCGCGCACCTGGTCGTCTGGGTGCTCTGACGCGCCAGATCGGCGCAGGACGCGCGATCGGCGGCCGGCTGGCACCTGCCTACGTCCGGGCCGGCGATCGGCGCTCAGGCGGGCGATTCCTGACCCATCACTGGCCCATGCAGCCGGCAATCCAGGTCGCCGGCAGCCGGTTCTGCCCTCTGTGGCGGATCGTGTCGCAGAGTGCCAAATCCTACCCGCCGCGCTCAAAATCCGGTGCCCGAAAGGGCGTGCGGGTTCGATTCCCGCCTCCGGCACCAAATGACTGAACGGGGCGACGCGCGGGC